GGAAATGTATACTAATAACAGTGATACCTTTTCGCAATTACATAAAGAAATATTCCGGTGGGAGAGAAAATATAATGAAGTCATTGGTGAAAGAGGTTTAGAGTGATTGATAGATGGTTCCCAACATTAATCTACAGTGAAACTCTTTCGGGGAATGATAATAAACTCATTTCCAATTATTGCGAAGACATTAGAAATAAGTATCCAGCAAACCATCAGTGGAGATGCAATACATATTCTAGTATGAATTCTGGATATAAAATATATACAGATGAATATTTTAATTCTCTAGTTTCTACAATTACTAATAAAGTTGGTGAATTTTCTCAATTTTACGGAATGGGTAACTGTGATATTCGTGTGGACGATGGCTGGATTAATATTTCAGGTAAGGGTGATTATCAAGAATATCATCAACACGCAGGAAGTCATTTCAGTGCAGTGTATTATGTTTCTGCACCAGAAAATTGCGGTGACATTGTTTTTAGAAGTTATGAAGCAAACTTTGATATGTTCCCATTAAATCCAAAGGAACTTAATGAGAATACCTTTAAAACTACATCATATAAAGCAGTTGAATCTAACTTACTTATTTTTAGATCAAGTCTTTTGCATATGGTAGAGATGAATAATTCCGCAGAAACAGAAAAAAGAATTAGTATTGCAATGAATTTTATAGTGAGATAAATGTGATGAAGTCATTGGTGAAAGAGTTTCGAAGCAGAGCAGATAAGAATGGTATACCATTTTTTCCATCCGCAGAATGGTTAGTGTTTCGGGATAAGCATGACAAGCAGGATCTAAAAAATGCTCTTGCAGAATATATCCACGAAGACAAGGTAAAGTTTCCATTCAAGGTTGCCACAGAGGCAGAGATAGAAAAGTTATTTCGTAAGTTTGAATCCACTAATCATGCTGGGTGGTTGCTGCATCCGGAGCAGGTGGACGAGAAGTTTGATTACAAATATAAGTATGTGGACAAACCGCTGGGCGTGATTGAAAAGAGTCATACATACAACCTGATTGCAGATTGGTTCCAGCAGGAAAATCGGATGGCATGCGGTTCCAATTCTAATTCAGCACCATTGGAAATTTGGAATGATATAGAAAAATTACGCAAAATGAATTGGCATTTCTGGAGAGACGGAGTAATGGAAGGCAGGGATATTTGCCCATCGACATTTCGTGAGGCATTTAGATTAGGCACTTATACTGCCACACAGTTCAAACCATCTGCTGCCAAATTTTTGTATGAGTATCATGGCGCAGAGAATATACTGGACACCTCATGTGGATGGGGTGATAGACTTGCCGGATTTTATGGAACACCCACTGCGAAACTATATGTAGGTTGCGATCCAAATCCATTGGTGTTTGAAGTGTATAAGAAACAATGTATGGCATACGAGAAGTTTATGGGTCATACAGCAGTCCTTACGGAGAGTAAAGACTACTTTAAGAGTGTTGGCTCCAAGACCGTTGAGATCTGGCGTAAACCTGCAGAGGACGTAGATTGGTCCAAGTATAAAGACACATTTGATTTATACTTTACCTCACCACCATATTTCGAGACTGAGAAGTATGCAATAGGATCCGGTGCCGAGGCAGACCAGTCGTGGAATAGATACTCCAACTTCGATGCTTGGCGTGATGACTTTTTCTTTCATGTGACCAAGACTGTATGGAAGACCATTCGTAAAAATGGTTATATGATGCTAAATATTATTGAACCAGCAGATCGCGGCAAGCGATTTGCTCTCTGTGATAGTATGGTGGAGTTTTGCGAGATGCTACCAAAATGTAACTATGTTGGTAAGATAGGAATGCGGATGATGGCCAGACCTCATACCGAATCCCTACGCACTGTTTTTATAGAACCAATCTGGACATTCATGAAGAACACGAATAAATATGATGTCAAGTTTGGTTTGGACGCATTTATGGAGTAATGAAATGAAAACATTCAAAGAATATATAGTGGAATGGTCACTGTCTGGTTTGATTAAAACTATACTCAGTAAAATTGAAGCGGCGATTTCTTCTTTGAAATTTGGTAAGAAAGTTTCCATCCAAATAAACACATCTAGTTTACAAGAAGCGACTGATGTTAAATCTAGATTGGGATACTATGCAGAATATGTTACAGCATATGAACTTGCTGTTATACTGAAAGATCACGGGGCTAACTTAACAACTGAAAGATCACAACCGACGCATCTACATACATTGATGCTTAACAAAAGAAAGGAAATTTCTGCTTTACCCCCACCCCCTAAAGTTGATGTTAATGCAGAATTGAACAGAATGGAATCTGCCGGCAAGGTTCTATCTGCTCAAATTTTTAATGACATTGTAATGCGCGGAGAAGACTACAATGCATTACAATTTGATATTCAATTGACCGGAGATTCAGGTAAAGGAGTTACTAAAGCAGATCTTATTTTGACAGTTGGTAAAATGGATAAGCAAGTAATTGTTGATAGAATTGTAGCATCTCTAAAGGCATATAAAACATCTTCCATTAATTTATCAAATTCGACCTTCATCAGTTTAATTAAATCGATATTCTATGATCCAAATTCAGGTCTTCCAACAAGGTCGGAAGAATTTATTGTCCAATTTGCCAAAGACTATGGTTCCAAGGCAGACATGGATAAACTGTATGGACACCAAAACATAATTGGTTCTTTACTTAAGAAAGGTATTAGTAAAGAAGCTGCCAGAGCAGAAGCAAAATTGACACATGGGGAAGTGATAGAAATAATTTCTGCTATCTTCACTAAACACTATCCAAAGCATAAGAAAGAAATAAATGAAAGAATGCTTCATATGATGGGATTCGATGGTGAAGATGATTTCTATGCTGCGATCGGTGAGTCAGGAAAGCAAAAGGTAGTATCATCCAGAAAAAGTAAAGAACTTCAGGATATGATTTCTAAATTCACAAAAGACTTTAATATTGAAATTGCCAGAAATGGAACAACTAATAATATGTTCGTATCCTTTATTGCTCCAAATGGAGAACTTATAACTAAACTCAATGTAACATTTGCAGATACTGGTGGTAAATCCCCACAGGGAAAAACCAATGCATTTATGAACTTTTCTGCATACCTAAAGTAATGAAGTCAAGCACAGTTGTTTATGCTGATGTTGCAAAAATAAAAACATATGTCCTTAAAATTAACAGCCACTATAATACGCATGCGCTCACATATAATAGCCCTAGGAATGCCTGGAACCTGCCATCAATAACAGGTAGTATTCCAGGTGGGGTAGCAGGGATAACCGCAATCATGCAACCAGTATGGAGTGGAAAGAGTATTAAAGTGGAACAATTATCCGGAGAAACTGCTAAACGTATTTCTGGACAGAAGGATACCTTTTCTGTAACCATTGCTGGTAAAGAAGGATTTTATTTTAGGTCAGTAGTAGGACAGAAAGGTTCTTTGACAGACAAAGATTTGACTCCAACCAAATTAAACTTGAATGGCAAGACATTAACAAAAGATACATATGAAAAAGCAATTATTGATGGATTAAAAATACAAAAGCATCTACCAATTGTAATGATTAAACTTGCGCAAGAACTACTAGATCTATCTTCAGCAAAAAATCCTGCAATACCAATTACTAGATCAATTGCTAAACTGATGCAATTGATCACAGCTAGTGACTTACAGAAAATTGGTAAGAATTTTGGTGAGGTAGTAATAGCAAATTGGTGCTTGTATAATAAGCCAAATGCTATCAGTATCTTTTTTCCAGATGAAGAAAATAATCCTCTGGCAGACTTTGTAGTCAACTTTACACTGGCAAGTAAAATCCCCCCACTAAATGTTTCAGCTAAATTTGAAGATGGAGCAAATGCATCTCTAAATTCTATAATACGCAAAGATAGTGTTCCTCCAGTGGGTGCGACTCCCGCGCAGGAGAAAGCATTTAATGCAGTTAAGGCAGTGGCGCATGATGCAGTTATAGATGGACTACTTAATGCTGAGGAGATCCTAAAGACTCCAGAATATAAGGCAATCAAAGCAATGTGTCCTGGGCAGGTACCAACATTAACTAGCATCTCAGCAGTTGTAGAAAATGCGTTAAAGAATTCTGGTATACTGTTAAGTGGTGATGATACTCCGTACATTACATCTGAACATCATATAAGATTCAAAGAACAAATGAAACCATTTTATAGCACTATAAAATGGGGTGGGTTTCCTGATAAGGACAGCTTGATTAAGATTGCTGTGTTGGGTAAAGGTAAATATTATCATCCAGTATTATATGCATTTTCAGTTGCGCTTGCTGCTAGGTTCAATACTAATCCTGAATTTTCTAGTATACTGAATCTTGCAGCAACTTCAATTAAAGCTGAACAGATATATCTGAACATTAATAACGCAACACTAAGCATAAAGGTTAAAGTATTTTCAGAATCAAAATTTGAATTTGCGGCTGGAGCAATGACATACAAAGCTGATAATGTTCGAATGAAAGTGAAGATGCTGAAGGCATAAAAATAATCTTTGACTTTAATTCAATAATAAGGTATAATAGAAGTATAATGAAAAAGTTCCTAGAATTCATATCTGAAGCAAACGAACAGGGCAGTCTCACGGTATTCGATATCGATGATACCCTATTCCACACCACTGCCCAGATAGCAGTTATCAAGGATGGCGAGACTATCAAGAAACTCACCAACCAAGAATACAATACCTATACTCTTGAGAAGGGTGAGACATTTGACTTCACAGAATTTAGAGACGCAGATAAGTTCTATCGTGAGTCTAAACCAGTCACGAAAATGATGGAGAAGGCAAAGGCAATATTATCCAACTCCCTGAAGAATCCCCTAAATAAAGTAATCATCGTCACTGCCCGAGCAAACTTCGATAACAAGGATAAGTTCCTGGCAACATTCCGCAAGCATGGTTTCGACATTGATAAGGTCAGAGTTGAACGTGCCGGAAACATTGACGACATCCACGTGGGTGCAGATAGAAAGTATATCATCATCAGAAATTATCTGAAGGCAGCAAACTATGCCAAGGTGCGATTATTCGATGATGCCATGGCAAACCTAAAGGTGTTTCTGAAACTTCAGACTGAATTTCCAGGCACCAAATTCGAAGCATACTTTGTAAAATCAGATGGATCTATTAAGACGGTGAAATAATGTTACAATTCAAAGAATACATAACTGAAGAAAAGAACACTCACATGGAACACGTCGAGGACTTAGTCTTAGACGGTGGGGTTGATGGTACACGTCAGGCAATCTCCTTTATACGCGACCTCCGTGATATGCTATCCGGACATACTAAGAGTAAGGTAACTGCCACTGTCAAATGGGACGGTGCTCCGGCAATCTTCTGCGGAATTGATCCAGGCGACGGTAAGTTCTTTGTTGCCAAGAAAGGTGTGTTCAATAAGAATCCAAAGGTGTATAAGACTGCCTCAGAGATTGATGCTGATACCACTGGTGACCTAGCAGCAAAACTGAAGGTTGCTCTGGTTGAACTGAAGAAACTGGGAATCAAGTCTGGTGTGTATCAAGGTGATCTTATGTTCACCGATGACCTCAAGAAAGAAACCATTGATGGAGCAGAGTACACTACCTTCCATCCAAATACAATTCTATATGCAGTACCCTATGATACAGCATTGGCAAAACAAATAAGATCTGCCAAGATCGGTATAGTCTGGCACACCACCTATACCGGTGACTCATTTGAGACCATGTCGGCATCGTTTGGTAAGTCCATTGTTCAGCATATGAAAAAGTCCTCCACTGTATGGATGGATGATGCAAACTATAAAGACTACTCCGGTGTTGCTACCTTCACCGCAGCAGAGACCGTGGAATTGAATGGTATTCTTACTCAGTTGGGTGTGAAGTTTCAGGCGATGTCTGCAGCAGCATTGAATGGTATCAGTAATGATCCAGATCTGCTGTTACTGGTACACACATATAACAATAGCAAGATCAAGGCAAATACCCCTGTGACAAATGTATCGGAGCATGTCACCGGACTATTCAACTATATCTACGACAAGTTTCAAGGTGAGATAGAATCCAGGAAGACTGAGAAGGGTAAGTCGGCACAGGAAGAGAAGCGCAAGAAGATAATGAAGTTCTTTACCGATCACGACAAGAAAGAGATCGAAGGTATATTTGAACTGTCTAACCTACTGGTGGCAGCAAAACAGATGATTATTGCCAAAATGAACCAAGCAGGACACATATCAACCTTCATCAAGACCACTGCTGGTTTCAAGGTTACTGGAGTGGAAGGGTTTGTTGTAATAGACCATCTGAAGGGTGGAGCAGTGAAACTGGTGGATAGAATGGAGTTCTCCAAGGCAAACTTTTCTGCAGATGTAATTCACGGATGGCAAAAGTAACCACAATCACAAGTGTAACATATTATAAATAGATAAAGTAATGTATCAAGACGTGTGTTTTGGTAGTGTAATCTCATATATATGGATCTGAAATGAAAAAATATAGGCAGTTAGCCAAGGAAATAGTGCCAACCAAGTCACTATTGACCGTGTTTACCCCATCTCTGAGTGGTAATAAGCACCTTATCGAATCAATCATCTCAGATCCATTGCATGCCATCAGAACTGGTCGCCCTGCTATACCAGAAACGATCTTCGAAACGATCTCCGAAACGATCTCTGAAGCAGTACTAATTGAAGTAGCACCACCCTCTGTATCACAACCTCCAGTTGCCTTTGCTCCGGTCTCTCTACCCCAAGAAACCCCTGTTCCAGTTGTCCCAGTTTCCGTGGACAATATGAGCAAGTATCTGACAGATAAGTCCTTCCAACAACCGAATCCAGATCCAGTGCCACAGGAAATGGATGCGGTCACTGCTAAACTGAAATTCCTTGAACAGGCAATTGGCAGAATAGCGGCACACGGTCCAGGCAGTGGTGAAGTGAATCTGCGGTACTTGGATGATATTGATCGCCCCAGTATTGTGGACGGTAAATTCCTCAAATACAATGGCACAACCAAGAAATTCGAATTTGCAGATCCATTGGCAGGTGATATTGATATTGCCCAAGTAAACAGTGACTGGAACGCAGTAAGTGGTGTGGCACAGATACTCAACAAACCAACCATACCAACCTCATTTGATCGACTCATCAGTCCAGACACTACAAAGGAATTTGTATTGACCAATAATGGTACAGTTACAATGCCATTTGGATCATTGTTCACTGAGACTAGCACAACACTAATATTGACACCACCCGGAGCATTTCCTGGACAGGGTCTAGTGATTAGTCCAACAACTGGCACTGGTCTATCGGCAGACGTAGCATTCTCTGCAGGTGCCACAATAACGGTAAGACTCACTGATGCTGGATCGCATACACACGAGGACCTCACTGGTTCCGGTGGTCGTGATGGGTCTTGGCCATATACTATTTCAGGTGCCACTGCATACCAATTGGGTCTTGCAGGTTTATCCGGAACTTTCTTGGCAACTAACTGGGTCTTGCTTGGTGGTAATTGGGTCAATGATATTGTTATCAACGTGCCAATCGGAACCACTGCAACTGGGTTTGTTGTAACACTGGATGATCAAGTTGGTCCTCCATATACTGGGTTTCCTGTTCCAACAACTATCACATTGACCGTGGGTTCGATTGTAACTCCATCGGAAAGCAGTCATATTCATATTCTGTCCGGTGATCAAACTAATGTTGACCTGTATCTAGGCAATGATAACCAGTACGTGAAGGTCGGTAAAAACAATGGTGATGTAACTATCGGAACCAATGGCAATACTCATAATTGGATTTTCAGTGCGGATGGCACAACAACTGTCCCATCGGGATTATACTTGCCAACCGGAAATATGACTGAAACAGTTGCATCGGTTGAAGTTATCATTGATGACTTAGTGCTTGATATGGTTGTGGATTATTCAACTGGCGAGGGTGATAATATTCCTGCCAATACATATGGCACACATATTCAGATCAACCATCCTTGGGCAGTTTATCAGTTCACCACTGATCCTTCCCCACCCTTGGAAGTTGAAGATATCATTGCGGGAGAAGCAGTTCCAGAATTCAGTCAGGTGCTTGTTATTGGTGAAGGTATATACACTAAGATAGTAGTAACAGATAAAACTCTGCCGATACTTGACCAACCAGTGCATAATGCAGAGATAACTATTACTCGTCCAATCACATTGGCGACTTTGAGTTTGAATGCTGTGGCAGATACCAACATTAGTATATTACCCACAGGTCTTGGGAATGTTCTATTTGAGTCTGATATCATACCAATCACCACTGGTATCCATAATCTTGGTACCCCGAACAGACGATTCAGGAAACTATGGTTGGCCGGTGGGTCTATCTATATTCAGGACGAAACAACTGGTGCCGATTTACGAGTGACTGCCATTGATGGCGACATGGTTATTGCAGGTGGTGCAGGATTGCAGGTCGGTGAATTCAGATTACACGATAATCAGATATACATCACTAATCATGATCGTGAGATTATTATTGGTCAACCAGATGCAACTGGTGCTATAGTAATCAATAGACCTATTCAAGTGGTGAGTGGTTTGACAGGTAATCCATCATTTGAGGTTGACCGTTCTGGTATGACCACTATTGGTATACCTAATCTTGCAATTGGTCAAACGGCATTGAGTATTACTGCCGATGCCAATGGTGAGACCTACGATGTACCACAAATAGCAGGTGGTAGTTTAGTACACATCACTAATAAACATAATATTCCACCACTGCTTACATTTGATAGTTTTGGAGATTTTGCTCCATTACCAGTCAGTCTTATTGGTCGTAGATTTCGTGGTACTATTACCGCACCGGCAGTCTTGCAAGCAGGAGATAATATACTAACTATAACTGCTGCTGGTTATGCGAATGCTGCCACTCCAACAGGACTGCCAACTGTATCAAGTGCTAGAATGTTGTTTGTGGCAGATGAAACATTCAATGCCACTTCTCAAGCAGGGCATATTGAAATATTCAGTCAAAAAATAGGTGGAACTGGGGTAGAATACAAAGGGTTGATGATAAGTCATAATGGTCTAGTTATACCTAGTATCACACAAGGTGGAACTGGATTGGGTGGTATTACATTTGCCGATGGTACTATTCAAACAACTGCCGGAATAACCTCTGCCAGTGTTGGTGATGGTCTAACTGGTTCAGTGGTTGATGGTGTTCTAACCATTGATGCCACTGGTGTGCAATCAGTCACTGCTGCCGTGGGTGACGGTGAAATAGCAATCACATCTGATCTCAGTGGCAGAAATCTAACACTGACATTGCCACAACCACTTGGCACAACAAGTACACCGGAGTTTCTAAGTCTAACTCTCCACGACCTAACAGTGAATGGAACATTTACCACTGCAATCAATACTACCATCTCGGGCAAAATACTATACCTTGCCAGTGATGCCACTCTTGCCTCTCAGATTGATGGTGGTGGAGTTGTATTGGGCACAGGGTTATTTGCCAAATCAATATTATACGATTTGACCCCCGATAGATGGGACACCGATGGTGCCGGACTCAAGACAGAAAATCTGGAAGCAATTGATGGTCTATTCACTGGAGTACTTGAGTCTCGTGGACATGCTATGTTCGGAACTGGTTACATTGGCACTGATTATCCAAACACAACTATCCAATCTGATACCAATGTAAATGACTTTGGTTATGTGGTAAACATCAATCACAATGGTGGAACCAACGCATCATCAGACTTCAGGGCAGTGAATGATATAGGAACAGCATCTGCCAACTTTATTGATATGGGTATCAACTCCAGCACCTTTGCTAATCCTGCTCAATCTATTACCGGTACCAATGATGGTTACCTTTATGTGAATGGCGGAGATTTGGTCATTGGTACTGAAAGTGCAGGTGCCAATATACTAATGCACACTGGTGGAAATACAATTGATAAACTCAGGGGAACGTGGAGCGACACTGGATTGAATGTTGTTGGATCAGTGACTGCTGCCAGTTTCCACGGACCATTGACCGGTAATGTTACTGGCAATGCTGATACAGTGACCAATGGTGTATATACAAATGGGTCATATGCAAATCCAAGTTGGATAACCAGTCTTGCCTATAGTAAACTGACAGGTACTCCGACTATTCCGGCAGCACAGATTCAGTCAGACTGGGATCAGACCAATAATGCCTTGCTTGACTATATCAAGAACAAACCGACACTGACCAATGGAACTGTCACAAGTGTATCTGGAACAGGAACTGTGAGTGGATTGACATTGACAGGAACAGTGACTTCCACTGGTAATTTGACACTTGGTGGAACAATAGATAAAACATCATCCAGTGTTTTTGGTATTGCCAAGGTTGATGGCACCACTATCACTGCAACTGGCGGAGTTATCAGTGCAGCACAAGGACAATTAGTCTATGTCAATAATGCCGTAATCACAATGTCCACTGGTACAGGTGTACAAAATCTGTTTGGACTTACCAATGGTGTTACATTGGCATCAAACACCAGATATATCTATAGAATGACATTCACCCTGGCAAAGACTGGATCAAATGACCCTTCATTGCTATATGGTCTAGGATTGAGTGGTGGTGCTGTTCTTGCTAAACACGCATATTCCGTGCAGGCAAATAGCAATAATACTCGTACCGGCAATGACGCAGGTATTACTATGATGACAAATGATATCACCACTGCATTTAGTACTGGGGTTGAAATATGTAGCATGAGTGGTGGCACTTCATGGCAAGCATTCGTGTTTGAGGGTATAATTGATGTAACTACAGGTGGAAATGTGTCTTTCCAAGTGCAAGGCAGCAAAACTTCGACTGCCCTATCAATGCGTCCACTTGGTATGGTTACCTTGATGCCAGTGAGTGTTATCGGTGCCAATACAGCAGTGGGAACTTGGGCATAACCCAAGATTTCAATTCTTATAAATAGAGTTATATAGCAGTATTTGCAGTTACATTTTATAGATGGGTTCAAATGAAGAATTATAAACAATTGATGAGAGAACTACCCTCAAAAAAGGTGGTTTTCGCATTTGGAAGATTCCAACCTCCCGGTAAAAACCACGGGTTGGTATTTGCTGCGGTCAAGCATCTGGCATCTGCCCAAGGTGCGGACCACATCATTTATGCCTCCAGATCACAGGATAAAAAGTCCAATCCACTCCCAGTGGATCGTAAAGTATATTGGTTGAATCGGATGTTCCCAAAAACCAACTTTGTTGGTGCCGATGATTCCATCAGAACATTCATTGAAGCAGCAAAACACCTAAACAAGAAATATAAAAACCTAGTGATGGTTGCTGGATCTGATCGAGTGGCAGATTTTCAGACATTACTGGATAAATATAACGGCAAAGAATTCAACTTTGATACCATTGAGGTGGTGTCTGCCGGAGAACGAGACCCAGATTCAGAGGGTACATCTGGTATGTCCGGCACTAAGATGCGGGATGCAGCAAAGAATTCAGATGCAAAGTCATTCAAAAGGGGACTGCCAAGTACAGTCACCACCATTGATGCCAAGCGACTAATGAATGAACTTAGAGAGCACATGGGTCTTGAAGTGGTCAAGGAGGACATATCCTTTGATCGCAATGAACTTAGAGAGCAATACCTCAGGGGTGAAGTATTCCTGAAGGGTGAGTTTGTACAGGATGATGCCGGCACCTATGAAATCGTGGATCGAGGCACCAACTACCTGACCGTTGTAAATGAGTCCGGCGAACTATTGAAAAAGTGGATCCATATGGTACATACAGTTGAAGTAATTGCCGAGGATATTCCGATTGGATACGCACCAAAGGAAATAACCTTCAAGGGTTACACCACCAAAAACCTTCACCATTCGACGGATGCAACCAAGGCATTTCAGGCAACCATTGAGAAGTTGGACAAGGGATTGGTCAAGGATCCTGTGGCAGTATTGAATGCATTGAAGTCAACAGATACATATATGAAACTCAATGACGTGCATCTGGCGCAGGGTAAGTCACCGGACGAAACAGAATTGGCATCCTGGAATGCTGCCCATGCCAAGGCAAAAGACTCACTGGAACGAACCGGAGAGTACCTGCACCATATGGACTATTGGAAACAGCACGAAAACGAATTGCAGGGTATGCTTGCAAACTATACACCGGCAACTGCAGGGGCAGATATGAATGACTCATATAATCCATCAGGGGATACAATAAGCGAAATGAAATTCAATTCAAGCGATAAAATCAAGGTAGCACGGGTCATTGCAACTGCCCTGGGTATTACAGATGTCGATAAGATGTCCAACCCTGCCCAGTTAGTCAATAATGGTCTACGCAAAATCCGCAACAAACCAATGCGTCCAGAATATGTAGATGTGATTCATCATATGCTGCAGACTGCCACAGAGGCAGGCATTGAGTTTGATCCTAAGTTGGTCCCAAATAAAGTAACTGCAGTGACTTCAGATGAAGTTGTTGAGTCCGCAGCACATAAGTTGGTTGCAACTAAACTGAAAAACATTCAGTCACTCAAGGACTTCAGTGCCAATACAGTGCGACCAAAGGTGCAAACATTCATTGCCAGAGAATTCCAGAAGGACAAAAAGGAAGTTGCTGAGGGTAAATGTGGTGAAGGTAAATGTGGTGCTTCCAAAAAGAAGATGAAGGAAGAAGTAGAAGAGATTGATGAAGGATCATTCAAATATCATATGGATAAAGCAATCGCTGCCCACGACCGGAACGATACAAAAAAGAAAGAATATCATTTGGGTAATGCCAATTCTGCTAGACATGCTCTACCATCAAGTGAGTATGCGAAACATAAAGACTTATTTGCCAAGTATAAACAGATGACTGAAGAAGTAGAAGAGATTGATGAACTCAGCAAGAGCACTCTTGGTGCATATACTAAGAAGGCTGCCGTAAGTCTTGCGGTCAGTGGAATGAAAGCAGGTCGGGGTGATACCACTGCTGATCATGCACAGACAGTGACAAAACGAATCAAGGGTATCAATAGAGCAACCGATAAGTTGACCAGTGAAGAAGTGGAGATTGATGAATCAACTCCAAGTTGGGTTACGGATAATTTGCCAGCTGGAAAATCATGGAGAAATGACTCATCATTATCCCAAGGTGTCGAATGGGCATTGAAACAAAATAGAGGGTATGGAAAACCAAGTGATCAGAGGATCGCTAAAATGAAATCTGACCGAGATGCCGAAGCGAACAGAAATGCCGCAATCCTTGCCAGTGGTAAATCATTACCTCTGACCAAAAAGGTTAAAAAAGCGACCCGACGTAATGATGAGTTGACTGCCACTAAATTTAGAAATGAAGAAGTTGATTTAGAAGAAGATGCAAAGCAGACCCATATGGTCACTGTTACGGTATCAAACCCAAATCACACTATGGTCGGGCAGCGCAAAGAAACCATAATGAAGAAGGCAACAGTCAAGGCAACCGACGAGAACTCTGCCAGAGAACGTGTTAAGCAGCATTACACCAAGGCAGGATACAAAGTGCATGATGTTATCCATGGTGGACTGAAAGAAGACATTGGTCACGTTGGTATGACTGACCAGGAACAGAAACTGGCAACACTCAATCCAAATGCCGAGGTAAAGACTGATCTACCTGCAACAACAACCAAGGCAAAAGCAAAGAAGAAACTATCCGACTTCACTGCAGATAAGAAAGACAATGATAGTGATATGGATGCGGAAGTGGCAGCAACTGCCGAACCAGAAGCAGTTATGGGCATGCATATGGTTTCTCCCTATGGATCACACACTCTAAGAAGAATGAAAATCAATTATGCCACTCACTCAGAGGCATTCGATCCATTCTTCAATGATGGCACCAAGAACAACATTATTGACGAAGAAGATGAGTTAGATCTGGATGATGCTGAGTTGGATAAGATGGCAAAGGAAGTCAACCATGAGGATGATATCCTTGATGCATATGATGACCATGAACTTGGTATTGTTGATGATGAGACTGGCGAAGAAGTTGAGCAGGATGTGAAGGAAGAACTTGAAACTATGAATGAGGTTCTATCCAGATCTGAACGACTCAAGGCAAAGGTTAGATTTGCCCGTTCAGCATCCAAGAGAGCACGCAAGACTAAGTTGGCATTGAAGTCTAGATCATCGGCAAAGACCCTAAATAGTCGTGCACGCAAACTCGCAGTGAACCTATTGAAGAAAAGAATTGCACGGAAACCATTGGATAAATTGACATTGGGTGAGAAGGAAAGAATTGAGAAGATCATAAGTAAGAAAAAAGTTTTAGTGAATCGTCTTGCCATGCGACTTGTTTCTAGGGTGAAGAAGATTGAAACTGATAGATTGTCACATAAGAAGTATACCAAATAAGGAATGATATGAACGAACTAGGAATCATCGCAAAGGTGGCAATGGCAAATACATTCGCAATGTATTTCAAGGCACACTCGTACCACTGGAATATCGAAGGCAGGAACTTCTCAGAGTACCATGGTTTCTTTGGTAGCATGTACGAAGAACTCCATGATGCCATTGATCCATTGGCAGAGCAGGTTCGTGCCATTGATGTATATGCCCCAATCAGTATTATGGACATGTTTCATTTCAAGATGGTCACTGAAGATGTCGTACAACCAACATCCACTCAGACTATGTTTGCCAATCTTCTCACAGCAAACAATCAAGTTATAGAATCATTGAACAAACTATTCGACGCATGCACTGCTGCGAATAACCAGGGGTTTGCCAACTTTGTGGCAGATAGATTAGACATCCATGCTAAACATGGTTGGCAACTAAAATCATTTCTAAAGGCAGGTGAATAATGAAATCATTTATCGAGTTTCAAAAAGAAGAAGTAGAATTGGATGAGGCAGCAGATAAACATGGATATGACAGTTCATCGGCATCGCATAAAAAGGTGATGGGTATGACTACTGGACATAGTTATAGTCCAGACTCGACTGCAGAATACCATTCTGACGGTTCAGCATCAATTCATCATAGTAAGACTTCTCCTTCCAATACTAATTCAGGAGTATCATCTGCCACCAAAGCAGATAATAATCTTAAAAATGCGGGCGGCATGCATGGGCACTCAGAAAGGTCTCTGTCAAACCATAAACAAACCATCAAGGGTTTGAAATACCACGTCAAGAAAACTGCCACTGGCCACACGGTTCATATCAGTGAAGAAGTAGAGTTGGATGAAGAACAGTTGGATGAACTCAGTAAAGATACACTTGTCAGTTACGAGAAGAAATCACGAGTTGCTGCACATAAGCATGCTCTGGCATCAGAACTAAAAGGACTGGCTGCAGATCCAGCAGGTTCCTATGCCCATAAGATGATGGCAGACAAACGTCATGCTGGTTGGAAAGTTGCTGTGAAGAAGTTGAACACAGAAGAAACAGACTTGGATGAAGCGTTTATTGCTCCAGCACTCAGCGCAGCAAATGCAAATGCGGAATTTGCTCGTAGGAACTCCCATGGTATATTGAAAATTGATATCAAACATCTTGGCGGAGTGAAAGATCATAAATCTATTACATCCCACTTAGATTCAAAGGGTGTTAAGGCAGATGTAGGAACCAATGGTGGCAACATTGTACACCTTTCTGCCCTTAGTCAAAGTCATAGTGAAATTAAGAAAAAACTAGGTATTAAAGAAGAAGTAGACTTGGATGAAGAACAGTTGGATGAACTCAGTAAAAAAACTCTGGGTTCTTATGTAAATAAAGCAGCAAAGGATACTGGTCGACTCGGCATGGTTCTTCATAAAGGCGAGTGGATACACACAGTAACCACTCAACCAAATCGAGTGAAGGGTATTGCTACCGCAGTTGGTAAATTGACCAAAGAAGAATCAGACACACCATTTGATGGTCCATACAAACAATCAAAGGGTACTGTTACTGATAAGTCTGGTGCCAAGCATACTCCATTATCAAATGTTAGAAGTCTTGCCCGCAATGCCATCGAGAAGATGAAACAGAAAATGCGCATGGCACATCTGTCTCCTGAAGTTAGAGCAGAGAAACTAGCAAGGAATGAAGAACTGGTCGGTGGACAGAAGAAACTGGATATAGATAAAGATGGCAAGATAGAGAAGTCTGATCTAGAAACAATTCGCACAAAGAAACTCAAGGAAGATGTTACCACTGCTGCTCAGAGACTAAAGGCAGCATTGGATCGTCATACAGAGAAAGCAGTTGCTGCCAATAGAGCAGGCGATCACGATGCAGTCAAGGTTCATCAAGGATATGCCAACAAGATCAAGACTCAACTTGGTAAACTTGCCAAGAATGAAGAAGTAGAGATCGACGAAGCATCCCGTGCTAAACTAACCAACTACATCAGTGCTGCAAAGAGTGATGAGAAGAAAGATCGTTCGGTAGGAATTGCACTTGCTCAGAAGAAGAAATGGGGTGACGAAAAACACGGTACAGTTTCTGCCAAGGTCCCCGCCAATGAAGGTCATCAAGTTGTTGCGACAACTAAAGAAGGTGAAACTTTCAAATCAGGTATCCATTCAACTAAAGAGAAGGCATTGGGTCAACACTACAAGATGGCAAAATCTGGTAACTTCAAAAAGATTGCTACCCTCAAGACAGAAGAAGTCGAACAGATCGAAGAGCGCAACAAACAAAATGCTATGATGCGTAAAACTATGGATGCTTCTCGTGGTGCTCGTTATAAACTTAACAATCCAGTTCCAGATGCAGAGCCAGAACACAAGACTGCTCAAGCACACAATAAAGCAATTGGTCGTGCTCTGCGTAGTGAAGACACGATGACAGATGCTGAAATGGCAAATCGTGAGAAGATCGTCAAGGGCATGAAGAAGTCCTTCAAAGACTTCACTGCCAAGTACGGTGATCGTGCCAAAGAAGTAATGTATGCCACTGCCACTAAAAAGGCAATGGAAGAAGAAGTTGAGGAAGAACTAGAAGAAGATATGGATGAAGGTGTAACAACTCGTAATGGAGCAGTAACAGTCCACAAGGGAACTTATGGTACGTCTTACCAAGGTGATGATGAGGATGACGAGAATGATACTCCAGAGAAAAAAGAACCAGCAGTGAAGCGTGGTCGTGGTCGTCCCGCAGGTGCCAAGTCTGGCGCAAAACCAAAGGGTTCATCAGCAGGAAAATCATACGGTGGATTGACAATACATTCGCTGCGTTTACCAAAGGTGGATTAACAATACATTCGCTGCGTTTACCAAATAACAACAAATAAGGAGTATTATAATGAGTCTATGGGGAAATCAAGATAGCAAGACAGCAACTGGTACAGTGGCCATTGATGCTGCAGGAATTGTAACAGGAACAAGTACACTACTAACAACTGAAGCAAAGATCGGTAACTACATTCGTGTAGGCACTGAAGATTACGTAATCATCACAATCACATCTGACACAGTTGCCAAGGTTCGTGCCGGCGTACAAGGTGCCACACTAACAGCATGTGGTGCCAGTGCTTATACTCTCTCAGAGAAACCAGCATACGTTGCTGTATCTGAAAGTGGTACCACATCAGGCGATTCTGGCAATTCAACCAAGGTGTACGGAGTTGATGTTGTTGAGCAATCATCGGGTGGCGACAATGTAGTTTCAATCGCTGTTCAAAATGGTGGCACACAGTACCTATATGCACCAAACGTAGTAATCACAGGTGGTGGCGGTGCTTCTGCCGCTGCAACAGCAACAGTCTCCGGTGGCGCTGTAACAACAATCGCAGTTACCAACGGTGGTTCTTCATATGAGACAGTTCCAACAGTTACCCTTGATCAACCAAAGATCATATTCAACGGTGCCAGCAGTTCTGTTATCGTCGGTGATGGTTATGCACTCGCCGGTCATTTGTTTGTCACTGGCAATGAAGTTAGATATTCCTTGAGTGGTTCAGTTCCAGTTGGTGGTCTAGTAAATGGTGACCATAAGTGGGTCCGTGTGATCGATGCCGGTCATATTGAATTGTATGATAGTCAAGCACAGGCACTTGCTGCACCATCCACTGCCGGTCTACATGCACCTACAGGTCTTGGTGATGGTACAGAAGATGTGTTTGTAATCTTAGTTCCCGCTGCCACTGCCATTGCTGCCAAGGGTACTGGATTCACTGACGGTGTAAATACTGGCATTGGTCACGTTACTCATGCAGGTTGGGTTCGTCGCACAGTTGGTACAGGTAATCGTGCCGGTCGTGTTCAGTACGAAACATTGGTTGCCTCTGGTTCTATCATTGGTGATCAGTCTGACGATATCGAGTTTCCAGACGCATAATAAATACATCAGAGGAGGGAGATTTTCTCCCTCCATTTGAATGGTAGTGTATGCTGTGATTGACCAAAACCTAAAGTTATGTGAAGACAATTTCATATTATACGCAATGCACCACTACGATAATCCGCAGTGTTATCTTATGTCTGAGTTTGCCGAGGACATAAGACGATTTGCATTTATCAAGAAATTGTTTTCTAGATACTTGTCTGATGGGAAACCCAGAGAGCGTCT